GAAACCTGTGAATCCTGTGCAATTTAGAACAACAACTCCAACAATGAAAGTACCAACTGGAATGACTGTATTCAATAAGAATAAAGTCGATTCAAAGAAGCAACCAATGTTTTTTGGTGCTCCGTTGGGAGTACAGAGATATGATTCCTATAAGTATCCTGTATTTGATAAGTTAACTAATCAAATGCTTGGGTATTTTTGGAGACCAGAAGAGGTGTCACTACAGAAAGATCGTGCAGATTACCAGACACTCAGACCAGAGCAGAAGCATATATTCACGAGTAATCTGAAGTATCAGATTCTTTTAGACTCTGTACAAGGACGAGGACCTGGTATGGCATTCGCTCCTTACTGTGCTCTACCAGAACTAGAAGCTGCAATGAATGTGTGGCAGTTTATGGAGATGATTCATAGTAGATCATACACATATATTATCAAGAACGTGTATCCAGATCCATCTGAGGTATTTGATACTATACTTGATGATGAGAAGATTCTCTCTCGTGCTAAGTCAGTCACTGCAGCATACGATGATTTTATCAATGCAGCACAACAGTATGGTCAAGGTAACTGGTGGAAACCTGAATGGAAAGACGCTAGTTACAATGCTGAATACGAGGAGAAAGAACTCAAAAGAAAACTTTATCTAGCAGTATCAAATGTTAATATCTTGGAGGGCATTCGCTTTTACGTTAGTTTTGCTTGTTCATTTGCTTTTGGAGAACTCAAACTCATGGAGGGATCTGCAAAAATCATTTCTCTTATCGCCAGAGATGAAAACCTACACACCGTCCTCACCCAACAGATGATCAAGGCATGGCAGAAGGGAGACGACCCTGTAATGCTAGAGATTATGGAAGAAGAAGAGGATACTGTTACAGAAATGTATAGGAATGCTGTAAACGAAGAGAAGGAGTGGGCACAATACCTATTCAAAGATGGTAGTATGATAGGATTGAACGATAAATTACTTGTTAAATATGTTGAATGGATTGCTAACAAAAGGATGAGAGCAATTGGTTTGAAACCAATATACGATGCTCCTATCAAGAACAATCCATTACCATGGACTGAACACTGGATCTCATCTAAAGGATTACAGGTTGCACCACAAGAGACAGAGGTAGAATCCTATGTTGTTGGTGGTATCAAACAGGACATGAAGAAAAATTCATTCTCTGGATTCAAATTGTAAATGTTTTTATTTGATGTTGACGGAACTCTTACTCCTTCTAGACAGAAGATAGACAAAGAGTTCTCTAAATTTTTTAGTATTTTTTGTAAAAATAATGATGTCTTCCTAGTCACAGGTAGTGACAGAGATAAAACTATCGAGCAACTAGGTAAGACATTGTATAATAAATCGAAGAGAGTATACAATTGCTCTGGTAATAGTGTGTGGGAGAAGACTAAAAATGTTCACACAGATGAGTGGACATGCCCCTTTGTTCTGTCAACATACTTAGAATTAGAATTGAATGCTAGTAAGTTTTCACTTAGAACCGGAACACATATAGAAGAAAGACCGGGGTGTATCAACTTCAGTATTGTGGGAAGAAAGGCAACCTTTGAAGAGAGACAATTGTATGTTGCATGGGATTGTAAGACTGAGGAGAGAGATAGTATAGCACAGAATATAAGAAGACTTTTTCCTGACTTGAGTGTCACAGTTGGTGGAGAAACTGGTATAGACATCGCCCCAAAAGGGCATGATAAGTCTCAGATATTGCAAGACTTTGAGACTTATGATACTATAACATTCTTCGGAGACAAAACCTTCGTAGGTGGAAATGATTATAGCGTTGCTCATGCTATTATAAGTAAAGACCTTGGGACAGTGCATCAAGTCAGTGATTACAAGGAGACTTGGGATATTTTGAAGTCTCGTTATACATAGTTATTACAACATAGAGAAAGTTATGAACTCGTACCCTATGAAAAACCCCTACAACCAAGGGTCTGATGACCAATGGTATGATGATGACGGTTTAGATTATGAGATTGATTACTACTCTAAATATGATCATCTAACATCAGATAATGAAGACACAGAGTGCGAAGGCGAAGGGTAGAAGACTTCAGCAATGGGTAAGAGACATGCTCATTGAACATAGGTCTGTACATCCAGAAGACATAGAGTCAAGAAGTATGGGTGCAGGTGGTGAAGACCTGATAATGGCACGAGATGCTAGACAAAAGTTCCCTTTCAGTATAGAATGTAAGAACCAAGAGAAATTAAATGTTTGGGATGCATATCAGCAAGCAACTGATAACTCTGGTGATTATGAACCCATTCTAATAATGAAGAAAAATGGAAAAAGACCATTGGTCGTCTTGGACGCGGAAAACTTTATCAGATCCCAACGCTGATATGAGTGACTGGCGATACTCAGACGAAAGAATGAAACTAAGGCAGGAAGTATTTCGTGCCCTAACTCCATACTTAGAGCAGCACCCAAGACATGTCTATGAGTTCTGTAATCTCTGGGTAGATCTAGGAAACCCTTCTAAACAATCTATAGAAGATGCTTTCCAAGATTATTTACTACACAATTTAGAAAACTCTTATGCAAAAAGTAATTAATGGAATCGCTATCTTCTCTGGTGCAGTGGCACTTGGAGTGGTAGGACTCGGTGGATACGTATTCATCAGAAAGGATGCTATCATCGAAGATGTCAAAGGAAAAGTTATGGAATCTGTGACTGGTGCACTACCCGGTGTGCTAAGTGGAGATGGTCTACTTCCTCAGATGCCTGATACCACAGGCGGTGTAACTCCTTTACCATCCATGCCTTCATTTTAGAAATAAAATAGACCTATATATACCATATAGAACAATATTTGGTATGGAAAAGAAGGAAGTAAAACAAGAGGATCCTAAGAAGAAAGGTTTCCTTGGAAAAATAAAAGAAGGTGCTGAAGATCACGAGGACCAACTCGCGATCCTTGGCACTTTTGTTCGTCTGGGTATTTTGATTTGGTCCGGAGGAATTTTAACATTAGCATATGTTAAATTGCCACCTCAACTTAATATACCAGAACAAAAACTGGATCCAACTTTCATAGCTTCGGTCTTTACAGGAGTTTTAGCTACCTTCGGGGCACAGGTCGGTGCTAAGAAGAATGGTGCAAATGGTGCAGCAGGTGCTAACATAAGCAAGAAAGATATGGAGTACTTGATAGCAAAGGCATCAGAGACTGCACCTGCTCAGACTATCAGAATAGAATCTGGACCAGTGAAGATTGTTCCTTCGGATAAGTAAAATGAAAGGCAAGATTTTTATAGGTGCACTCGGAGGAGTGGTGGGGTTTGCCCATATAGGATTCATGGCAACTTATCTTAGTAAGGATAAACTGCCTACATTTGATCTACCTGTTGGTCCATACACTTCTTATGTTATATCTGCAAATAAAGAAGAGTATAGGATTAGTTACAAATCAGATGATCCTGCTAAGTTTTATATCACTACTGACATCAAGAAGAAGTCTGGTTTCTTAGGACTAGGAAATGATAAGACACAGAAAGTAGAAGAGGTTACATCTACCAGTATCGATAGAGGTATAAACTCTTCAAAACAAGCAGATGAAATGTCTGCCGAGCAGATAGCATGTATCAAGGCAGAAGGAAGTGGTGAGAGCACAGGTAGACTTGTGGGATCAAGTGTGGGTGCTACTGTTGCACCAACTGTATCAAGTATTCCAATCATAGGTTGGGTTGCAGCAGGATGGGTGACTATGTTTGGTGGCAACAAAGGTGCTGATGTAGGTGGCACAATGTCAAGGTCAATGAACGGGTGTTGATTTTAAAATAATAGGTAATTCTAACATAATCGTATTATAATATAGTGTGTACTATAAAATACACCAATGCATCACTATTCTGTGGAGTACCATGACAATGGTAATACTCACCTAGAAGTAGGAACCTATGCACACGATGCTTTTGAAGCAGCATCAAACGTGAAAGAGGACATCCCATATCTTAGGGAACATCCTAATAACGTAGACAAGATTATTATTATGAAACAGTAATGCCAGTTTACCAAGATTACGAGATTCGTATCAACTTGAACGAACTCATTGAAAAAAGAATACCCTGCTGTGATCTCTTACATCCAGACCACTGTCTAACAGAGAAGCAAATAGCGGAGATTGCCCATGACATTCGTATGGATCTAGATCTCCATGATATATTCAAGCAGGTTGATTCACATATCATGAGGTATGTGAACGTTGCAGGTATTGATAATAAAGAGCATTGGGTTGAACCACATCTTCCCGATTTGGATAGAGATTTACCAGACGAAGAAGGCATATCCTTTATGTAACGTATAAGTATAAATACTTATATGAAGACATTCAACACACTCGTCTTAGATATTACAATTAGTATCTTAGACTTTTTATATCGTGGTAGAGACTTCCAAAGATTTTGGGTCTTGGAAGTCATTGCTAGAGCACCATACTTCTCATTCATAAGTGTACTACACTTCCGTGAGTCACTGGGACTTCGAGGAGAGGATCATATATATTTGATGAAGGAACATTTTGAGCAGGCACTAAATGAAACAGAACATTTGGAAGAGATGGAGACTCGTGGAGGTGATGAGCAATGGATCGATAGATTCTTCGCTAAACACTTGGTTCTTCTTTACTATTGGATTATGGTTGTTTACTATCTCATTAGTTCAATAGATGCATATGATCTCAATATGAAGATTGAGAAGCATGCCTATGAAACATATGCTAAATACCTTGCATACCATCCTGAAGACACAAAAATCGCTGAGATTGCACAGGATGAACTAGATCATGCTAAAGAATTGCAACATGCGATGAACCTTATTCATGGAAGTACCTGACGTTGAAGTCAAAGGAATAGAGATACCAAACACACATGATGTGTGGGTGAATACTCCTTACCTAGCGATACCAACGGTGCCTGCCATCACCCAAACAATCTATGTTGGTATACCAGTCATCGATATGCCGGGTTGTGTCAAAGCACATAAGGATGGCAAAAAGAATATGGTGCTAAAGGATGATGATCCTGATGGTGTTATGGTATTTTGCGATGCTGGAACACCATCTTTCAATCCTATAGAATATACACCAGAAGATCTTATTATCACACAGGAAGCACCCTTACCACCTGTAGCAAACACGGAGCAACCAACCCTTGAAACTCCTCCAATACCTGAAATCCCGGAAACGACTACATCTGAAACAGTTGAAACCACCGAAGAACCAAGTACAGATTGGGTTGAAGAGTATCTTCCTTCTCCCGCAGAGGTAAGTACAACTGCATCAATAGCAATCATAGCAACCGGTGCTGCTGCAGCAACACCCCTACTATTAAGAGTTGTTAAACCAATAGTCAAGCAGATAATAAAAAAAGTTCAGAAGGCACTTGGTAAAGAACCTCCTAAACTATCTTTGTCGGAAATAAAAACTAATAATTACAGAGAAAAGAAAGGTCTTAGTCCTGTGAAGAAGAAGAAGAAGTCCCAATAGATATTTCTTTTAGAGAACTAGCATCACCATTTGGTACTACCGGTATCTCATGAGCATGGTCCTTTATAGTATTCACACCTTGTACTACTACATCAGCACAGATGGTAGCATAGGGTGATTTTTTATGAAATGATATTCCACTTTTCATTAACTCACCACAGTTCTTCAGTCTTGCAAGTTCAAAATCAAGTCTCTTATTAGCATTTATTTGCATACGATATTCATTGTGTATTGTTGCTGCCTCTTGGCATTTCTTCATCGCCTTCCTATCTAATGAGAAACTCATTGTTGCTGAGAATCCAATGTTTATATTTTGATTTGATTTCTGTCCTGTTCTAACTGGTTTATAGTATAATATTTGTCCGGGATTGTCAGGTACGTTGTCATCATTGGCATCCACGTTGTTGTAGACGGGATCGAGATAATCGTATTCGTAAGGATCCATCCATGATCCACTTCTTGTAGCGAAGGGAGTAATATTCATGGTAGGAACTTGACAAGATATACCATCACCATAAGTGTTAGTCATATAAGGACCTTGTAAAACCTGTATTGCCTGATTGGTCACTGAACCACTGGAGTTGGCGACTGGATTTGCAGTAGCAGAAACTCCTCCTATATCGTTTGCATACGACGGAGTTACAGCATAACCTAAACTAAAAACGCTAAGAGATATTACCTTTACTATTGACTGAATATACTTGTTGTATCTGTTACTGAATTTATTGTTGTCGTTCTTTGTATTATCGTATGAGTGTCGAGACCGGGGGCTTTGTACGTCTCCGTAAATTGAAATGCTGCTCCGGGAGTTGTCAGAGTCCAGTTTGGTTTGTTTGTAGTGTTCAAGTCTGTCCATGTTGAAGTCACACCATTATTGGTATTAGTTTGAGATCCAGTACCCGGTGTTATACCAGTACCGTCATGCTGTACGTTAACACCCGATACCGAGTATTGATACCCAGTGTTATAATCCATACTATTTATGGTCTCTGTCACAGTGGAAGTTGTCTCAGTGTGAGAGGTCATACTTCCTTGTGTAAAATTAGGGACTACTGGAACAGCAGTCACAGTCTGTACATTCGCAAGGGCAGACACAACCACAACCATCACAAGTTTTATCTTGTAAGGTATGTATCTTGTTATACTGTTGTGCTGCCAAGTTATCAAGGAAGTCATTTATCATTTGATTGTTAATTCAGTTACAAATTGACCGATGGTTGTAGTTCCACTGCCACCACCAACTGCTGTTATAGCATGTGCTGAAGTTACAGTACCTGAACCAGTTCCACTACCTACACCAGTAGATGTTTGATTAGAGTATGCACTCACTGCACCTAAAGCAGGTGCTGTAGTTACAAGAGCGTCACCTTCTATAAATGATTGACTGTAGGCATATGTTCCGCCTGCACTTGTCTGGGTCGCTGTAGCAATTGATCCTTGACCAACACCGTCAGTCAATGATCCTAGTCCACCAACGTTTCCATCAGCAGAACCACCGCCACCAACGTCCATAGTCACACCAGATCCAGATACTGAGTATGTACTCCCAATTCTTGAGACCTGAGTCGCTGCAGCATTAGTGGTCAACGATAGTGATGATTGCATCTTATGAGTGATGTCTGCAAATACAGGAGAGGTAAAACCTGTCAATAATATAATTGGTAAAAACTTTTTCATTCCCAATTTAACCCGATAGTTTTTTAGGTATTTATACGAAAAAACCCCCACTTACGTGGAGGTTGTATAATATTATACAGAAAGATATTATCCTTTTGCTGCTATAAGTGCTGCTTTCCAAGATGCCTTTACCGCATCAGTCCAGACTGCTGCTGCTACACCTTGAACTTCTGCTGAGTATCCAGACATATCTGTGTCTACTAGATTGTCACTGCTGTCTAAAGTACCACACTTTACTTTGTTGCGACTGTATCTACTAGCAAGGTTTACACCATCCTCTTGGAGTAGTGTTGCTGTTCTTAGTATCAGATGATTATAGGGTGATCTGATAACGATCTCATCGATTGCTTCTGCTTTTTCTATTGCCATTAGGGTAATTCTCCGAATTAAACTGATTTATTGACAATATTATTTATTTAAAGTATAATTTATATAGTTTATATTGTATTATGATTCACCTACGAGATAGTCTCGTCAACTCCCTTATCAAGCATGCAGAGGGGCAGATATCAAAGCACAAAGCAAACGTGGAGGTTTACTTTACATACCCTGTTGGTATCGGTGAACATCCTGATGTTATGGGTGCTATTGAAAATGAGTTGAATGAGATCTCAAGATACCATGAG